GTTCCGTGGAACCGAGACAGGTCAATTGAATGATGTTTGTACTGACCTGATGACCTTTCGGGTCAAGACTCCTTTCCTACCTGACGAGTGTCGGGTTCATGCTGGCTTCCTGGGTCAGTACATGAGTGGTCGCACGCTCATCATTGACACGATCAAGTACATGGCGAACCCCAAGGTGGTCTGCACGGGTCACTCGCTCGGTGGTGGACTTTCTACGCTCTGTGCCCTGGACGTGGAGCACAACGCCGAAGGTGACGTGGAGACTTACTGTGTGACCTACGGATCGCCACGGGTTGGAGGCGGGCACTTCTGTCGTCTCTTCGATGCGGTGATCGACAACAGTTTCCGATTCGTGGATGTGAATGATCCCATCCCTCGGGTTCCTTTGCGTGCTTGGGGATTCAAACACGTAAAGGGATGTTTCGTTACCAGTCCCTATGGTTACAAGCCCGACCTTGAACAGATTGAGGCGTCAGCACTGGCTTGTTGTGCTGTTGCGGATCATGGAATTGATCTCTACGAATCTGCGGTGAACTTTAGCCCTCCGTCAGCTGGGCCTTGAGCAGCTCGAACTCCTCGTCGGTGAGAAGAGGCGCGGTCTTAGCCATGGCCTTATCGGGCTTAGCCTCTGCGGGCATCTTATCCTCCGTAGGAGCGGGCACATCAGCAGGCATCTCGGTGGCCTCCTTGGCGTCAGTGACAAGGACCTCCTCCTCCTTCTCGGGCATCTCCTCCTCTCCCTCAAGACCCTCGCGCGGTACCATAAGCTGCATGATGGTCATGATGAAGAATGAGATAGACACGATGGTCGCCCAGGTGTTGCACTTCCCTGCGGTGAGGCAGTTGACGTTGTAGACGGCGAGCGCCCCAGACAGAGCCAAAACGGCTGCATCGAGAACACGCAGCTTGTAGGTTGAGGCCAGCACCGGAAGGGCGGCGGCGAAGGCGACGATCATGGCCTGTTGAGACAGCTTGGGCATCTTCATGTTCATCTTCATGTTCATATTTGTAAATATCACATATTATTTTTGGCGATCCCCCACCGTTCACAGTCTTCGGCTGTAAAGTAGATATCTTTCTTGAGCAACTTATTCAACTTGTCTTCTGGGATTTGAGTATACTGGGTATAGATCTTGCGGAGGGTCTCCATGAGCTTGTCGCAATTTTTGATCTCGTCCTTGAGTTCTTCATACTTGCCCATCGCTCCTGTGGAAAGTTGGTGAATGAGTAGGTGGGCATGAGGCATGATCCTGCGATGCTTGGAGCCCATCAAGACGAAGGTGGCTGCGCTGGCGCAAAACCCATCTGCGACCGTGATCAACTTGACTTTGAGTCTCCTGAGGTGATCCATACAACTCAGGCCCGCAAAGAAGTCACCACCATCGCTCCTGACATAAAGCATAATCTTGGGTTTGTATTCCTTGACACCGAGGAGTTTCCTTTCCAACGTCTTCACCTGAACAATTAGATCGTGCATGGATTCGTCAGAGATTTCACCTGTGAAGTGTATATCATTTCCTATGATGTCTATGTTGTAGTTCTCGCCACCAACCCCGACATCGCTTCCATCGTCGGACTCGTCGTCTCTGGCATAGGGGCGCCTCATGTTGCTTGTTATAAAAAGTCTTGCTCTCTCTCCTTTAACACACCTTTGATGGACTTCAAGACATCATTTTTGACTTTGAGACCCATGGATGTCTGATTAATGAAGTGTATGCCACTTGAGTTTGTACAATATTCGGGTATGAGTTCGGGTTTATGACGTAGAACTTGCATAGTATCTGGATCCGCATGAACCCAATGTTTTTCCAATGATTTCTTGAGACGCATATTGAAGTCCTTGGTCCACACTCTGGCTGCTGCCATATTGTTTACTGGGATGCGATTTTGAATGATGGCGCATGGATTTATCACTGCAGACAAAACAAATTGTTCGTGTATTTGTTCGTTGTACATAGTTGAATACATCACCGTGTCCCAATAATCTGCTTCGACCAGGTGGTCTGCAATCACCGACGCTTCATCCATCGTGATTCCTTTGGCTTGGACGTAATTTTCCTGTACGATGCCCATGCGATTTCCAGGTTCATCCATGTGCATTCCAAGATAGTCGTTCACCCTAAATTTGCCTTGGGTGGTTAGAACGTCTTCCATAATTTCTTTGGTGGTTTTGAAAAGGTCGCGCTGGTGGAGTGTTTCCACGACCTCTTTGTTATTTTCTGGTTCCAAAGTTTTGTCTTGAATTTGAATGGTGTCCAAACTGTTTTCACAAGGTATGAAGATTCGGGAGTGAATTTTGATGCGATTTTGTTGAATCCACCTCCAGCCGGGCAACTCATTTTTGATCATGGACGAATCATCCATAACGATGTCAGCCTTGCTGAAACCGATGAATCCGAAAAAGTTTTGGGTGACATTCTGGGAACGCAGGGTGTCGGTCCCCACGTAGACCGCCGACGCACCAATGGTCTTGCAAATTTGTGCCGTAGACCAGCCCTTGACTAGAAATAGTTTGCCTGGCTCGCATTTGTCAAAGATATTATCTTTTTTGGTTTTAAGAAACTTGTCCATGAGCAAGGAAGAGGAACAGGATTTAACTACTCAAGCACTAGAAATGATTTTCAGTCACCCAGACATACACACGCGTCTGTGGAAACCACTTAGGTTACATTTGACCTACTATTTAACTTGCACGGCAATCATTCATATGATTACCATCACCATATTGATCATCATTCTATGGAAACTCATGCGAAGTTCACGTTACACAACCTCCTCGGCGTAGGATGCCAGGACGCCGTTGAGCAGGCTGAAGAAAGTCAGCGTGAAGATCCACTGGAAGATTTCCCGACCCTGTGGAAACTGTAACTTGGTCAGCTTGTTCTTACCGATGTTGTAATGCACGAGCCCTTCAATGAAGAATACCAAAAAGGTAGTTAAAGCGACGACGCCAATCATTTATTATTCTGGAGATTAATATTAAGGATGCAGGTGTTCATAAAAACACTCACAGGCAAAACTATTACGTTAGAGGTTGATTCCTCGGATACCATTGAGAACGTGAAGGCAAAGATACAAGATCGAGAAGGCATCCCTCCGGATCAGCAGCGATTGATCTTCGCAGGGAAGCAGTTGGAGGACGGGCGGACCCTTTCGGACTACAACATTCAGAAGGAATCCACACTCCATCTGGTGCTTCGTTTGCGCGGTGGGATGATTGAGCCTTCATTGGTCTTGTTGGCGAGGAAGTACAACTGCGATAAGAAGGTATGTCGTAGGTGCTATGCTCGCCTTCCACCCAAGGCAACCAACTGCCGCAAGCGTGGGTGTGGTCACTCGAGCGATCTTCGTTTAAAGAAAAAGGGCGGAAACTAGAAAAACATGAAGACCACGACTGAGATTATGCACCAGAATCTTGGGTTGGTTCACAAACTTTCCTATAGATACCAACGACCAGGTATTTCTAGGAAGGATCTTGTTCAGGAGGGGACGTTGGGACTGCACCGCGCGATTGTGAAATACGATCCATCCAAGGGAGTTAAATTGTCGACGTATGCTTATCCGTGGATAAAGTCATACATGTCGAGGTATGTTCAGAAGACCAGGAAGGCCCTGGACTACCTGCCGGTGGCCGAGGTATACAACCCCGAACCGGAATCGGAATCTCTAAAAGAGGTTGATGATCTCATGTCTTGTTTGAACCAGAAACAGAGGGCGGTCATTGCATGTCTTTACATACACAACATGAGTGTGTTTCAGGTGGCACAAGCCATGAACATCACTGAGACACAGGTGACGTGGCAAAGGCAACGTGCTATGGAAAAGATGCGTCAGTGCAGGCTTAAATGATTGTTTTTCATTAATAGAAATGGAAATGTACGATTTGAATTCCGGGGGAGGGGGTGGAACACCTCTGACCTACAGCCCCAGTATTCCAGATAATGGTGCCGGAACGGGTCTCAATGTTCCAAAACCGGGATCTCAGACCGACAGGGATACAGGTTATGAAGCACAAAGGTCAGCTTTGGAGCGAAAAAATAATGACGCTCAACAGCAAGATAAACCGATGCAGATGAGCAGTATGGCATTTTCCACTCCCATCTCGGATCTCGAGTACGAGGAGCCCATGAACAATCACATGTCGACTGACATGCACACTGTGATCCCACCTCAGGCGTCTGTGGCTCCCCATGAGATGCTCATGGCTCAGCAGCAGGCGCCTCCCGCCACGCCTCCCCCGGCACCCGCTCCGGCTCCCGTTCCGGTGGTTGAGGAGAAGAAGTATCCTCTTGGTCTGACCAAGGAGCAGTACGAGGCTGTGATTGTGGCTGTTTTGGTCGCTCTTGTTTTCTACCCAGAGGTCCAGGCGAAGTTGGCTGTCTACATCCCCAACTTTATGTCCAAGGATGGATCTCGCAGCATGGCCGGTCTGGCTGTCAGCGGTCTCATCGTCGCGGTCGGTTTCTATCTGGCCCGCAGGTACTTTGTTGACAAGTAATTAAAGAAATAAAACACTATAAAAATACAATTGTGAAGAAATCCGGTTCTACAGAATGTGGTTCACGGGTTACATTTAGTCTTACTTTTTAGAATCATAGTAATAATTTTAAAAAATAATAAAAAATTTCTCTGGCTGGGTTTCGATCCCAGTATCTTTTCATTAACAGTGAACTGCCTCTCCGATTTGGCCTCCAGAGAACAATGTGAAATCACCCAGGCAATCCACTCCTAAGAGGCTACCTGGGCTTAAACTTCACACTGTTATCTTGGACTTTATGTTTAATTATTTGACGCATCAGGAAATCCCCTGAAGCCAGGATGATCGGAATGGGTCCAAATATCAATACGGTCGGAGCGATGGTAATGGCCACACCCACCTTCTGACTTAAAGAAAGATCCTGCATATATAGTAATGTATGGTTATTCTGTCTGGCTTGTGCCACTGAATCATCGTCTTCTGACCAAGGTCTACAAGTTCAGGCACATCCCACACATCACCATCTCGACCAATCACGCGACCGTTCCCGATCCAGACAACCTCGGGAGACTATACAATGTCGTAGATTTCAAACAATACGGAAAGATTGGAAAGCAGTACGCGGTTGATCCGTTGCATTCACTTGGCTGGGAGTGTGATGTGGAGGGTCTGGACATCAAGCACACACCTCACCTGAGTCACATGTATTCGTTCTATGCTTATGACAAGGTGTATTCAATGTATCCCACGCCGATGCGGTTGATCGCTGAGGTCTGCGTGGCGGACACCCGATCCCCCAACTGGGAGGAATGGAAGATAATTAAAGAAAAGATTCCAAGATAAAGTACAATGGCTTTTTTACCTTTTCTTCGGCATGGCGATCTTTACGACCTTTTGGACACGACGTCCAAGGTTCTGAATGAGCTTCCAAACATGGAGAAGCAGTTTAATAATAAATTGGCTGACAGATATCTATACAAGCGTACCCACACCACAGACGAGGGCTTTGAGATTGAGATGCACCTGCCCGGGGTTGGCAAGGACAACATTAATATCACCCTTTCTTCTGATGATCACGAGGTGACGGTGGCATACGGCGAGAATCGAAGTACCTCATTCGATTTGCCCAGTTACGTGGATGTATCGGATGAGGGTTACAAGGCGAGTTACGTGGATGGCGTGCTTCGTCTGTTCTTCAAGATGCGAACCTCGGACAAGAAGCGCCGAGAGATCAAGCTTGATTAGACGAATAGTGTCCCACCGAGCCCGCCTTGGCAGCGGAAGACGTTAAAGTTTACCGCGTAGAGTCTTGCTTTACGCGATACGCTATTATCAACAAGAGTTAGTTCGAAAATCTGACCTGATATTCGACTCATGTTGACAGTTCCTTCTCCAACGTTGAATATATTCACCTTGTAACTTGGTGTTTGAATGTAATGTTCATAGGGTTGAATGGCTCTCATGGACATTTGGTCTAGGTCAAAATAAACTTGACCATTCAGGAATAGTCGCCATCGGGTAACCTGGTCATTTAGATAGCTTGTGTATGTGGCGCTTTTATGCGAAGAATAATCAAAAACACCATCAGTCCCAGAGTCATTCTGAACGACCAGGATGAATTCTTTGACTGGATTTTCAAATTCGGTTTTGAATCGCATCTGTTCGAGATCCCCCACAGTGACTCGGGCAAGTTGTGTTTGTTGTATGACATAGTCTAACTGTTTTCCAAGAAAGAACTGGCGGTGTTCTTCGTTCAGATAGATGGCCTGTAAATCAAGCACAACCTCTGGTACCGGGAGGCTCCCCAACTCCGCTTGCGTTCTAAATGTTATCCTAACTTCGATGGTGTGCCTATTAAGAGCCAGAAGAGGAAAAGAATTTGCATAACCCCTTCCAAAGAATGGCAGTTCGACCAAAAACTGTGACGCGAAGGACGATGTTCCATAACTCGTGGGCGTCACGTTGCGCTTCAAGATGGTGTCGTTATTTTCTCGCGTCCTCTGCGAATCCGTAAGATCCGACATAATCGCCATGTATTCACCGGTAAGACTCACGATGGTCTGTCCTCCCACCAGAAGTTCTGCACGTTCTATGAAGGCATGAGCGGCATCCTGTGGGACTATCTGTGTGTTTGCATATCTAAAATTTAGAAAGAAACCCGTTATGATATCACAGGTGTCATTGTCTATCGTACAAATACTCGATCCTCCAAAACGAATATCGGAATTGAAAGCCAGACGAAGGTTCTCGGTCGTGTAACCTGCGCGGTTCGTAAACACCTTTTGATAGAAACTTTGTTGTGGATCTCCAGTTAAAAAGGTGTCTTGGTATCCTGTGACGGCAAGCCGCATACTATTATGATGTGTCAAAAAAAGATTTCAAAAAATACATACGACTATTAGATATGAACATTCAACTCAAAAAATTCAATCCCGCTTCAATGGGCGACGATAAGGTATGTGTGTTTATTGGCAAGCGTGGCACAGGAAAGTCAACCTTGGTGACAGATATTCTCTATCATAAAAAGCACCTCCCTGCAGGCGTGGTGATGTCGGCGACCGAGGAAGGCAATCACTGGTATCAGCAATTCATTCCGGACTTGTTCATCTATGGTGAATATGACAAGGACATCATCGAGAGGGTCATCGATAGGCAAAGGAAGATGGTAAACATGAAACCGCCACCAGGGAAAAAGGAACTGACGTCCAGGGACATCGGAGCTTTCATATTGATGGACGACTGCATGTATGATAGAAAATTCCTAAAAGACTCTTGCATTCGCCAGTGCTTCATGAACGGTCGCCACTGGAAGATCTTTTTCATGTTGACGATGCAGTACTGTATGGACCTCAGCCCGGATCTTCGAGCCAATGTGGACTATGTGTTCATCGCGCGAGAAAATGTGATCCAGAACCGAGAAAAGTTGTACAAGGCATTCTTTGGTATCTTCCCAAACTTTGACATGTTCAATCAGGTGATGACGGCGTGTACTGAAAATTACGAGGTACTGGTGCTGGACAATACATCCAAGTCAAACCGGATCGAGGACTGTGTGTTCTGGTACAAGGCAAAGATCCATCAGAACTTCCGCGTGGGTTCGCAACAATTCTGGAGCCTCCACCAGAAGACCTATAAAAAGGCAGGAGGCGCCACCAAACCGGGTCAGGATCCCAATGAGGTCAGGCGAAATAGGAACTCCCAAGCCCTGCAAGTGAAGAAGTTGAAATAATTATTCAGGAAGAAAAACAATGCCCATTTGGGCATTGGAATCAAGGGACACAATGGAGACCAAATCCATCGCACTCACGACGACCGCGCTCATTGACTCGGGGTTGGTGAGCGAGAGCAAGGCGGATGCGCTGGCCACTCACCTCAGCAAGGGCGCCAAGAACTGGTGCATCAAGCAAATGAAACCCGGCGACGTGAACGAAAACATGAAGGAGTTACAAAAGTTCAACTCAAAGGTTTGGACGGAATATCTCGCCAAGAGGAACTACATTTTTGACGTTACTGAAAGTGGAGTGGTCAGGCGCAAAACACCACTGGTGGAAAAGCAGGAACGCCTTTTGGAGATCAAGAACAAGATGGTTGGTGAAACCTTTGTGCCACCCATCAAAAAGGTCAGCAAAAGACTTCTGGACCAGGCACGACTCAACCGACTTCTCACTTTAGTCAAGAAAGATATCGAAGAGATGGAGAACGAGATGAAGGGTTTGTCCATGATCAACCAAAAACTTGAACGCTACTTTATTCGGCGACCTTCCTTCAAGCCCAAGGTCTTCATCGGCCAGGAAGAAGAATACCTCGACCTTCCTGACATCCCCAAGAAGAAGCGCATCCTCAAGAGACTTTTGCACCTTCTGAACATGAAACGTTTTGGTAAGATGGAAAAGATACACGAGAAACTCACACAAGTTCGCAGGGACACGATGACCAGTCTGGTTCAGATACAGCGAGACATCTTCATCAACTCCAAAGAGTGTTGGGTGCGTGCCGAAAGGGCATCATTCTTAGACAAGAAACATGCGAACGAAGAACTCAAAGCTGAGCATGCCAAGCTCTCGGAACACATCTCATCAAACCTGAGCGACTACATGGTCGAAGTGCCAAAGCCTTTCAAAAACGCCACGGTCATCAGCGAGAACGACACACGGGCAAACTGGAAGAATCCAGAGTTCAAACGCCTCTACGCGAACAGGATGAGATCATTGATCTACGCGATTCGCAACAACGACAAGTCCAAGTTTTTGGACAGGATCAAGAACGGCGAACTCAAACCCAATACCTTTGACACCAAGGAGATATGGGACCTTTGGTATCAGCAACCCAAGAAGGAGGTGGTCGAGAAGAAGCCAGAGGAATACGAGGACGGGATGTTCAAGTGTGGCAAGTGCAAATCCATGAAGACCACATACGTGGAAAAGCAGACACGCTCAGCAGACGAGCCCATGACCTTGTTCATCACCTGCAGGATGTGTGGCACTGTGATGAAGCGTTAAAGAAAAGACATGGAAGATATTTAGAATGTGTAGTATCTGTGGTGAAGATATTTCGTTTGTCTGTAAAGCCAACGTTCGTTGTGGTCATCACGTTCATCACGAGTGTCGTCGCAACCTAATTCCATTCACAAAATGTTCAATATGTAATAGATTTATAATTGATAAACTTGATGTCCACTTGAGTGACCGAGATGAATTTTGTCACAAGCGTTGCGAAACTAATGCGCGACGTTACTATCCACCTTGTCCGGTGGAAGGATGTGGAATGGCTCTGCACAAACACCATGTCATAACAAATAAACAATGTCAACAGCTCATAGTGGAACTCGAAGGAAAGACGTTTGAAGAACGCATGGCGATCTACCTTTCTTACGGATTCCGCGAAGATGAATTGGGTGGAGGAGAACTTGATGAAGAAACATGGAAAAGAATTCAGACAATCATCTCGGCTTCTTCACAGGAAAAGGAAACAAATGAAGAGGTTGTGATTCCGAAAGAATCTAAACCAAAACCGGTCATTCCTCCGCCCAAGACCTATGAACCCCGCGAACTTGCTCCCGGTGAACGATACAAGCCGCCGAACAAGTCTAGACAACCCCAAGAACGCGGAGCTTCTCTAAAAACTCTAGTTCCTCACTCTGTGAAGGATAGGGTTCATGTTTCCCCTCAAGAAGATTTTGCTTTATTTTCGCAAGGTCCAATCTAGAAAGGGTGACGGATCCGAGAATGTAATCCTCATAGGCTTCGGCGACAGCTGGAATCAGTGGCTTCACCAGATCGTACATCGCCTTGGCGTACAACTGGATCTCCGGTTGGGCATGACTGTCCATCCTGAGACGCAGATAGTGAAGAAGATTGTGTAGATTGATCTTCCAGTAGAATTCGGTGTAGGTCGACAGAGGTAGATGTTCCCGTGCCGTCTCTCGGGCAACTCCGTGATCCAAGAGCCTTTGATAGACCTCAAATGCCTGTTCACACGAAGCCTTCTGGTCCCTCAAAAGAACCATGGACTCGGGTGAATCCAGGACTCCGTCGGAACCTTGGTGGTTCACCTTGGACTGACCACGGAACTCGGCCGGAACGTGGAACTCCTCGGGCAACTGCGAGTAGCGACCCGAAATCTCATTGATGCTGGCGGTCCGATGACGCATATGCTGCCGAGCCAGAAAGATTGGCATCTTAATGTGAAACTTGAAGTCGACCATCTCAAAAGGGGTCGTGTGGGCGTGACGGAGCAGGTAGCGAATTAATCCGCGATCACTCCGAACACTCTTGGTGCCTTCTCCATACGACACTCGGGCGGCCTGCACTATGGCATGGTCAAGATCCTCCCTCGGCATTGTATCGACAAGACGTACGAATCCATGCTTCTCAACGCGGATTTCTGACATTTATCCTACTAACGAATGTATTCTCTAATTAACATCACATCACAATCTCCCTCCACTGGGAGACCCTTGTCCCTCCACCCTTCCAAACCATCTTCAAGAACAAATATATTGGTGAAACCATATTGATTCATGTGAACCTTGGCCATCTTGGCAACCAGCGAATGTTTGTTGTTTCCGTAGAGCACGATGGCTTGGTCGAAGCCGGGGAACGTTCGACCGGTTCCCGAAAAGAGTCCTTCCCCTCGCTTTTCGACATCCATGTAAGTTACGTTTTTGACATTTTTGGGTGGTTCATTTGGAGTATCTGGCTTCATCGTCGGCATCACGATCGGCTCATTCTGTCTAGCGACCTCGGCGTCATACATCCTGAAAGCCCTCTCCAACTCGGTCTCTTTGTTGATCTTCAAATTGGTTGCGTTTTCAAACTTTTTGGTCTTCTCGGCAAATTCCATGGGCTCGATGTTCCTCAAAGGTCTCACTTGTTCAAAAACAATTCTGGCACTGTTCTCTGCTATCCGAGCACTGTTGGCATCGTCGGTTGCTGTAATCACCCTAGCCCGTGCCAACAACAGGCGATCAGATCGCTCCCGAAGCACCTTCTCTTCGTAGGATCTCTTTTCAATCCGCTGGGGGTCATTTTCACCAGCAAGAACCGCATTGATTCGATCAAACTCTGCCATGGGAAAGTTGATCGAGTTTGGAAGCCTGCAATTATTAAAATGCTTCTGTGAACCTACGTGAATCAACATGAGATTTGGTCGTGACAATCTGAGACTATGTAATTGTTCTGGTGAAACCATTATATTAATATTACTCATAATTTCTTACGGCGAGTGCCACGGGGAAGCGTGGAACTCCATCTTGGGTGAGTCCCTGAAATTGAACGGT